GCGAAGCAAACGTCCCCAAGGAACATAAAACAAATTCATAGAATTCGTGGTGAGGATTGCTTCGTTGGCTACCTGAGCCTCTACTTCGGTCGCCGTGCGAGGATTCCCAGTGGGAGCAGTCATTTGAGTGCGATAGGAGCCGGTATTGCTCTGACGAACCATTGCCATTTCGTCTACGATGGGCTGAACATTTGCAGCCAAGTTTGGGTACTGCGTCTGCACAACATTTAATCCTGGAGGAAGGAAGGACAGGGGTCCGGAGTAGGCCATTGTCATCTTGGATACGTCCTCGGCGCTTTGAGGCTGTAAAAGAACTGAAGTCTGCAACATGGCTCCGTCTGCCATTGCGCAACGCAAGCGATTGGTCATCTGAATGTGCGGGAAAATCTTATAACCTAAACCTCGAATTGAATGATAAAGACCGTTTCCAACACCGTAAGTAAAGATATGGAAAGCCTCCGAAGCAGACTTAAATCTATGAAGTTTTTTAAATAGAAAATCGCCGGAACCGTTGCGAAGTCCAATCGCGTGAGAATAAGACCCATCAAATTCTCTTACGTAATAGTGGACGACGTGAACTTCTTTTGCCCGAACGTGGGCAAAATAAAGGTCGTTTGACTTCAACTGCCTTTGCAATTCTTCCCAGTTGAGACCGTCGGAGGGGAAGGTTGTGGTGGCATTGCGGATCGCGTCTCTCACTGCGTCTACATTCCAACCGGCTTGTTCTGCAATTTTTGGATTTTCGATATATTGGTAAAGTTCGTGAACTAAATAAATTCTTCGAATAGCAGCAAACTCTACTTTGTCTTCCGTAGCGGGGGTTCCGCGGGGAATGAAGAAATCTCCGATTGGGCAAACGGTCCACTGCCAGTTCCGCTCATCTTCAAAGTAAGCGATACCTAGACCTTGAGATACAAAATAATAGGAAAGCAACTGCTGTTTAAAATAAAAGCTTGGCCAATCCTTTGTCACAAGACGTGTGAACTCTTCTGCAATTATAGAAGCATACTCTTCACGCTGGCTTTCATCGCCAAATCTAGTTTTAATATTAACTAGTCGATCGACGGAAGTAACCAAATCGTTATACGAAGTTAAGGCTTTTTCAAGGTCTGCCCCGGCTTCGCCAAAATTCAGATTAGCTCTATAACTTTGGCCGAGTCTACGAAGTACAACGGGATCATAAGGAGCGGCCCCGTCAAACATATCCATAATGCGGGCACGATCGCGGGCTCCCTGTTCGTCCGCCAAATATAACTGTTGATATATAGAGAAAAGTCCGCTCTGGTCGGTAATTCTAGTTTTTGGTGCTTTTCCGTTTTCGGATAGCGTTTTTAGGTCATCGTCAGGAACGGAATTCGTGTTGTATTTGGGTTCCACAAGTCCGATTAGTATGGGGGAAGCCAATATTCCTGTCAATCATCCTTTTTAAGAATTCAAAAAGGAGGATTCGGATACGGCCGCGTCCAGCTTCTTAGCCTGCGCCTGCCAAGACGATCGAAGTTTACCGCCAACTAGAGAGCCCGCTGAGATACCAAGTTTTTGTCTGGCTAGGTCTAGGCCGAGAAAGAAGGCATCTGCTAAATCGGGCGACTTACCTAAACGTAATTTATAATCTCTCTTGGGTTCAACTGTTACTTTTCCCCCCGCGGTAGTATTGTATTTCCTGCCAGTCATTTCTTTTGCAAGATCTGGTACAATCCCCCTCAACTGCCCCGACCTCATGTACTCCACGCCGGAAAACCAAAGTTCTGTAACTCGATTGGTATACTTGTCTAAGCCGCGAATAGGGTTGGTTATACTGACAGGAAGTGTTGAGGCTTTTTCACCAAACTTGATTCGTAAAACTCGGTTTGACCATATTTCAGATAAAATGTCGCAAAAAGGGTCTCCTGCTCCGGTGGCATCGATGGCCAACCTTTCGGGGGGCACGCCGGACTCTTGGCAGACTCGCATAACTTCTTTAGCAATTTGAAAGTTGCGGGGCTCTGCTTTAGTTACGTCTTCACGAAGATTGTGAAATTTATGTAATGCGACCGCCGGACCAGACTCTTCGGTTTGGCCGTACTTAAGAATGGCTAACACAGATCTATCTCCCCCATTGGTAAACGCAGGGTCAAATCCGGCCAGGTAAAGAGGGGGCTGAGACCATCTTGGCTCTTTAGTGACATCATACTTCCTGAAGTCGGCTTCTGAATATATGCCTTCCTCTGCGCCAACGGGTGCGGGGAAGCTCCGGATAAATCTCCAGAAAGACAGGGAGTTCTCGCCTTCGTTATCAATTGCGTACTTAACCTGCTTAGAGGTTAATAAAAAAGGCCATTTGTCGTCGTGTTCAATGTTTGGTGTCTTTAATCCGTCAAGGTGAATACACTTCCCCGTTTTTGTTTCCCATTCCTCGGCATCGACTGTAATAGAATTCCATCCGTCTTTGGGTGTCGAAAATACTCCGAACGGATCATATTGAGAATTAAAGTTTCCTAGAGCAACGCATTGGAAGTGGGGATTCGCATTAAGATTGGAGATAGCTTCAAAAACGGAATTAGTAACGTCCGTTGCCTCGTCGATAATCAAAAACACTCTCTTGTTCTTCAACCCAATAAGTTTCGCCGTGGCTTCTTTTTCTTTGTCTGGGCTTGAGGGAACTAAGGTAATTGATGAACGATCTGATGCTTCGCCGGATTCGGATACGTCGAGAACAATCTTTCCCATGGAGTCTACTAATTTTCCGGGAAGTCCTGGAACCTGCATATACCTCTCGCGGATAGAACCCCACAATCGTTTACGAGCTTCTCGAACGCTGGTAGTTGTTACAAGCACGAGAGTTTCGTGCGGGGCGCAAAGCCAATTTACTAACCCCCACATAGCCATTGTTGAAGTTTTTGCGGAAGACTTTGGCCCGGAAATGGCCAAATAGTTTTCCTCGCAAGCTCTTTCAATCATCCACTCCGCCCAAGGATGCCAGTGAAAACCATTCTTGTTTTTTGTTTTATGGTAAGGCCAAAGAAGATTTACTATATTCTTGAAATGCTGGGCTTTGCCCAAGCCCCCGTCTTCGGGCTTCAATCCCATTTTGAAGGCCAACAATTCAATGTCGAGGTCTCCGGCTTCGTCTGGCCAGGACTTTCCATATTTTTCTATAGGCAAGGGACTACTCTGCATAATTACTTGACAGTTGTCAATTTGAGTTCACTCTACCCAGCACGATGAACATACCCCTAAAAAATGAACAGTTGTACAAAAGGCAAAGTCGGAGAGCGTGAGTGGCGCGACGTCCTCAAGGCAAAGGGCTTTGAAGCGCGCCGTGGTCGGCAGTTTTCCGGGAGTCCGGAATCGCCAGATGTTGTCAGCAACCTCCCTTTTCACTTTGAAGTCAAACGGGTTGAGGCGCTCAACATTAATAAAGCAATGGAGCAGGCCAAACGAGACAGTGGCAAGAGTGTGCCAGTTGTGGCCCATAGAAAAAACAAGTGCCCGTGGCTTGTTACGATGGCTGCGGAAGATTGGCTTAAACTAGTTCGTGAAAAGCATTCAGACGCTTGTTCAACTGCACCCGTGGCAGGAGAAATCAAAAAGCATTATACTTCAAGCAATTCGGAACCACTCGATCGCGCTGGATTGCTCTGATACTGGTACCGGAAAAACTGTCACGGCTTGCGCTGTGGCAAAAGAACTTGGTTTTGAATTCGCCATCATCGCCCCCAAAATTGTACTTCCAGCATGGAAAAATTGGTGTAGCACTTTTGGGCTACAACCTAAATTCGTTTTAAACTATGAAAAACTTCGAACTGGGAATACCGAATTTATAAAAAAGCTCGGGAACAAACAATGGAATTGGGGGCATAAAGGCAAAACCTTCCTCTATATCTTCGACGAGGTTCATCGCTGTAAGAGTTACAAATCACAGAATGGGGCGATGTTAGAAGCCGCGGCTGGGTCGAATGTTCTCATGTTGTCCGCTACTGCCGCGGGGAGTCCTATGGATATGCGTTTTACTGGTCGACTTCTTGGGCTCCACAATGGGGTCGACTATTTCAAATGGCTTCACAAAAACGGTGTGGTAAAAGCTCCGTGGGGTGGAATGACATTTCGTGGTGGGAAGCGTGTACTTACCGATATTCACTCAAAGATATTTCCAGCTAAAGGAGTTCGGGTGCGTATCAGCGAGTTGGGGGATGCTTTCCCAAGTAACCAGGTTAACGCAGAGGTATTAGATATTTCACCCAAGATAGGTGAGCTTTACCAGAAGGTTGAAGAGGAAATTTTGGAGCTGAAGGATCGGTCTCGTGCTGATATAGATCCAGAGAATCCGTTGACAAAACGGTTGCGAATGAGGCAGGAAATTGAATTGCTCCGAGTGCCAGTCATTACGGAAATGGCGGAAGAGTTTATCGAGGAAGGTAAGAGCATTGTTTGTTTTGTAAACTTTAGACAGACGCTCGATGCTATCGGGGAAAGAATGAAAAAACATAAACCAGTTTATATTCTCGGCGACCAAACAACCGAAGAAAGAGAGTCGGCCATTGCTTCTTTCCAGGCAAATAAATCATATTTGATCATCTGCCAAATTGCAGCCGGTGGTGTGGGCGTAAGTCTTCACGATCTTCATGGAAGACCAAGGGTTTCTCTTATTAGTCCTACGTATTCTGCCGTAGATCTCAAGCAAGCTCTCGGTCGTATTCACCGCACGGGAGCTAAAACTCCCGCGCTACAATACATCCTATTCGCTGCTAACTCAGTTGAAGAGGAAGTAAGTAAATCAGTCAAAACAAAACTTCGGAATATTGATTTATTGAATGACGGTGATTTAATCACGCACAATTAGCACTTGACGATTACGTTTTTAGAGTCACAATCTACGGCACGCTGATGGATACGCAACACGCAAGATACAGCCCGAGCACTCTAAAGAGCCGGGAATTATGTCCGGGATATGAACCTAAACGGGACGGGGAGGTTCACATAGTGACACAACGTGGAACCGCTATGCATCACGCTTGTGAAATGAGCGACTTTGAAGATTTGAATGCCGACGAAACCAAACTCGTAATGAAATGTTTAGATTACATTGAACGTTTGCGAGCGGAGTTAGCTACCGATGCTTGACCTCAAAGAAATTAAGCTAGAGGTTTTTGATCAATGGGGTTTTGTTGATCGATTGATGATTCGTGGGGATAAGGCTCATCTTGTTGATTATAAATTTGGTTTTAATCCCGTGGACGATGCAGAGCATAACGCTCAAATGTGGGCTTATACTCTCGGTGTTTTTGATAAACACGATTATATTAAAGAAGTTACTGTACATATTTTACAGCCCCGTCTAGATCTTATCTTCACTCACACATTCACCCGTGAGGGTGACTACCAAAAAATACACAAACGAATAAAAGGAATCATCGACAAATGCAAAAATCACACCGAAGCCGACTATACGCCTGGAGATCAGTGCGTTTACTGTCACAAACTAGCAGACTGTCCAGCAGTCCACGGAGCCACTATGCAGATTGTTAAAGCTTATGACATGGCTCACGACGCACAGTTGCCAGAACTATTTCAACCCAGCCAGTTGTCCACCCCTGAACGTAGGGCTCAAGCCCAGCGCATTGCGATGGTCATGGAGGCTTGGTGTTCGAGCGTTCGGAAACACAATTTAGAGTTTGCCAAAGAGGGTGGAGAAATTCCAGGCTATGGATTAAAAGAAATCCAGGGCCGAAGGGAAATCAAAGACTCTGAAAAGGCTTGGGATTTGGTGAAAAATAAACTTACTCCGGAGGAGTTCAGCTCCGCCTGCGAGATTAAGTTCACAGATTTGGCCGATCTAGTTGCGGCCAAGGCGCCTCGCGGTCAGAAGACCGTGGCGAAAGAACAACTGGAAGATGACCTCATCGCTGCTGAAGCAATGACGCGCGGTGAGCCGTCTTATCAACTAAGAAAAAATAAAGAAATAAAAGAGATAAAACAAATAAAATGAAAACATCATTCAGTAAGAAAGATAAAGAAGCGGTAGAGGCAACCGAAGATAAAGCGTTGGCTGTTGCGGAGAGCAAGTCTCCCTCCATCACCAACCGTAACGCTGGGGTGGACGGAGAGTTCAAGGCTTCCGACTTCCTTATCCCGAGGATTAACCTTGTGGGTAAGACTGGCAACCTTAGCAATAACTTCCAACCAGGTTCTTTTGTGTTCAACAAAGAAATGGTTGTAGGTAGCAAGGACTCCGCGATGGAGGCCATTATTACTCACATCCAAAAGAAATACATCCAGGAAATCCCTTATGGGACGGATGTCATCCCAAAGATTTTTGCCTCGCAAGCCGAGGTGGAAACCGCGGGTGGAACTTTGGATATTTCAGAGTCCGAGGATGTGGATCGGTATATTCCATTCCTTGTCCTAACCCTTTTGGTTGCAGAGCCAAAAGATAAGAATCCGATCTTCTCTCTTGAGGGACCCGATAAAAAGAGCTACGCGCTGGCGCAGTACAATCTCACTAAGAGTGCGTATCGCGGAGCGGGTCGTCAGTTGCTGACCGACAGTCAAACCGTCCTTCGTGGCGGATTGACCAAGGGTCGGTATCAAGTGAGTAGCAAGCTAAATACCAACACGATGGGTAGCTGGTTTACGCCCACGTTTAAGTTGGCTGGAACGAACAATGACGAGTTCCAGGCTTGGGCCTCCAGCTTGATCTAACTAGATGAAAAAGAGGAGACGTTCCGGCATGGTGCGGCGCGAGAAGCGCCGACAGGTTAGGTGTGTCCTGCCGCGTGAAACACCGGACGTCCTCCGCCAAATGGTTAAATTTTTTTCTGAACTACTGGAATCAAAATTTCAAAATGTAACGCAAGTAAAGGGTATATGGATCAAAACGAAATAGTTCCGCCTTCAATTTATGAGGTGGCTTCAGAAGCTTTCACTACGGTCACTAAGATTATGGAGAAAGGTTCTGATAAGAGTTTATTTGGTGAATGGTTTTATAAAGATTCTCGTCGGTATAATTCCGATAGAGCAATTAGCCATATTTGTAGAGCTATGATGCAGATCGATGGTAATAGGCAAGATCCGGATTTAGGGGGTGAGACCTCCATCGATCACTTGGAACGAGCTTTGGTGAGGACAGCTTTTCTATTGTTTAAATGCAAAAGGGGGAAAATTCAATGATTGATTCATTGTTGTTATGGGTATTTGTTTGGATCAGTAAGCGTTGGTTTAACTCCGTTGTTTTTGGTACTGATCCTGAAACAGAGCGAGCTACATCTATTTCGTTCTTTGAGCATGAAGGGCACGCCAAACAATATTTGGAATTAATCCAGAGGGGAAAAGAGGCAAAACAAAAATGATATTTCATTGGGTTTGGAAGAAAACTGGATTTCCTTATTTGGAATCTCCTAAAACAGAAACAAAAAGCACGACCATGCCAAAAAAGAAAGGTAAGGTGTCAAGTGGAAAATCTAAACGCCCTAGAAAAAGATAGACTTGCTCAAGAGATTGTTGCAGAATTGGATTACCTTTTAAAGGAAGGATTTTTATGTCTAAAGAACACCAAGGAACCTCGCATTGTTTTAAGCCAGGGGGCGAACATATGAGCCTAGATGCAATCATTGATGCAGACACAATAAATAAACAACCAGAACATATGCAAAGAGAACTTCATAGGGTGCATCAGTTTTACAAACGTGTAACAGATCTGGCAGAAACAAACCATAAAACCGCTTCTACTCTTGTGGAGGAGAATGGGCGGTTAGAAAATGAGAACGAAGGGCTGAGAGAGTTCTGCCAGGAACTCCTTGGCTCTATGGCAGACCTTGAAGATGAATGCTCGGGGTTCAGGCACAAGGTCAGGTCAGCCGTGCTCGAACTACTACCACATCGGAAAGAAGAAAATAAATGATTGAATTAGCAATACAAATTAAAAATGAAATTGGCACTGACAAGATTAGCGTGGAAATGCTTCCCCGTGATGGCGAGGCAAATATCATAGAGAAGGACGTGCTGAACGGTCTTTTTCCACACCTTGTTGATCTTTTAAACGGACTTCTCGGTGGAGAGGGATTCCGCAAAATGGAGAAACTGGCTCAAGAAGTTCCTCCGCTAGAATCTCGTATCGTTGATAAAAACGGAGCTCCTGCATCTATCCCTATGGATGAGGAATATCTTTTGAAAAAAGGTTTAATTGAGCCAGAGGGCGGCGTTCAACCTATTGAAAAGAGCTCGGTAAATATCATAAGCTAATGTCTCCTGCCAGTGAAAAACTGGCCGATCAATTCACTGTGATTCCTTACCCATTCGTGGGTGAGTATCGCGATGCAATCGAGGCTGAATATGCGGCACTACTTAACGGTGGGATAAGACCAACCGAAGTAGCCGATCTTATTCTTCATGCCTTGGAGATATTATTAAACAAAAGAAAAAAAGCTGAAGGAACGAACACTTATGATGAAACTACGGCTCAGGTGTCTGATATGCTTGGGCGCCTTGTGGTTTTTGAAGAAATGTTCTCAAATAAAAAACAAAAAAAATAAAAATGAATACATATGCGATTGACTTTGAAACATATTACGACAAGGAGACATCAATTACAACGCTTGGGCAGTGGCATTACTTGCGAAGTCCAGCCTCAGACATCTACATGGTCGCTATTCAGGGGCCGGATGTTGACTACGTAGGTTGTCCTAAAAAAGCCCCGTGGACCAAGATTGATGGCCACAAGTGGGTGGCTCATAACTACAGCTTTGACGGCGCGGTGATCGAGAGATTGCGGGAACAGGGATGTGTTCAATCCAAGCCTGTAGCTTGGGACTGTACTGCAAACCTTTCGGTTGCCGTTGGTGCCCCACGTAATTTGTTGGGTGCCTCCAGGGAACTTCTTGGTAGGACTATCGACAAAGACCCGCGGGATAAGATGCAGTCCAAGAAATGGAGCGATGTCGAGGGTACTGAATTTGCAAAAGAAGTATTGGAGTACGCTCGCCAGGACGCTAAGGCATGTCTTGGTATTTATGAGAAGTTCTCCAGTGATATGCTTCCGGCGGAGTCCGAGTTATCGAAACACACTATTGAGATGGGATGGCGCGGGATCCAGGTCGATCAAGATGCTGTTTCCGCGGGCATCAAAACCCTTCAAAAAGTTACTTGGGAAAGTGAGAATTCATTACCATGGATCGATGAAACAGACGGAGTCGTTCTTTCGACGAAGGCATTCCGCAGGGAATGTGCAAAGGCTGGTATTCCATGGCCTACATCTTTGGCGGAAAACTCCGAGGAGTGCGCGTTGTGGGAATCTCAGTACGGTGGGCAGGTTCCTTTTGTTGGGATCATGCGTGACTGGCGTAAGGCAAACTCTTTGCTGGCTAAGTTAAAGGTCATGCAAAGTAGAATCAAACCGGACGGAACTATGAGTTACGGATTGAAATACATGGGGGCTCACACTGGTCGTTGGTCCGGTGATTCGAAGTTCAACGTTCAAAATCTTCCAAGGAACGAAATGTTCGGA